CAAGGCAGACGAGGAGCGCGCCGCGCGCCTCGACGCCGTCGCTGCCGAGATCCGCACGGACGAGGAGCCGGGCGACGACACCGAGACCGAGCAGATCCGCGCTCTGGCTCGCGGTGAGGTCCGCTCGATCAACTTCGAGAAGCGCGACATCGCGACCACCTCGACGGGCGCTCCCGTCCCGACCTCGTTCTACGATCAGGTCATCATGAAGGCCCGCCTCGTGGGCCCGATGCTCGACATCGGCACCGTCCTCAACACCGCTGGTGGCGAGACGATCGAGGTCCCGAGCCTGTCGACGTACTCGACGAGCTCGACTGTGACGCCGCAGGCCGGCATCATGAGCGAGTCCGATCCGGTCTTCAACTCCTTCGTGGAGCTGAAGGCGTACAAGTACGGCTTCCTCATCCAGGTCAGCCGCGAGATGCTCGAGGATTCCGGCGTGGACCTCCTCGGCTTCCTCGCCGATCAGGTCGGCAACGCGGTCGGCTACAACGTCAACAACGCTCTGACCAACGGCACCGGCACGGTGCAGCCGAACGGCATCGTCACCGCTGCCGGCTCCGGCATCACGGGCGGCACGGGCGTCTCCGGCGCCTTCACGGCCGACAACCTGATCGACCTCTACTACAGCCTGGACGGCGCCGCGCGCCTGCTCCCGGGTGTGGGCTGGATGGCGAACGGCGCGTCGATCGGTGCCATGCGGAAGCTGAAGGACACCGCCGGGAACTACGTGTTCTCGCCGGCGCTCGACGGCAACTCGCGCGACCTGCTCCTGGGTCGGCCGGTCTACGAGAACCCGCACATGAGCAACGCGGGCACGGCCGTGAAGTCGGTCCTCTGCGGCCACCTGCCGTCGTACTTCGTCCGCATGGTCGGCGGCATCCGCCTCGACCGCTCCGACGAGTACTCCTTCAACACCGACCAGACTACGTTTAGGGCGGTCATGAGGGTCGACGGAAACCTGCCCCAGACCTCGCACGTCAAGTACTTCGTCGGCGGCGCGTCCTAGTACGCACCTCCGACGTACGCGGTACCATTGGGCCGTCCCCTTCGGGGGGCGGCCCTTTGGCTTTCTAGGGAGGGAACCCTATGGCGAATCGTCAGGCGCGACGTAAAGCGCAGAAGACTGGCGCGAATCCTGATGCGCTCTCGATCACGATCGCGAGCAACTCGCCGTTCGCGGCTACGGGATACGGGACGCAGACGGCGCAGCTCTCGACGCGGCTGAAGGCTGACGGGCATCGTGTCGCCGTCGCGTGCAACTTCGGGTTGCAGGGATCGGACACCGAGTGGAACGGGATCAAGCTCTACCCGACAGGTGTCGCGCCGTACTCCGATGACATTCTCATGGCGCACTCGCAGCATTGGGCGAGTGGTGCTGATCTGCCGAGTCTCGTGATGACGCTCTTCGATGTGTGGGCGCTGAAGAACCCGAGCATCGCGCAGATCCCGCATATCGCGGCGTGGGTGCCGATCGATCACAAGCCCGCGCCGCCCGAGGTGTCGGAGTGGCTGAAGCGCGAGAACGTGCTGCCGATCGCAATGAGCCAGTTCGGCGAGCAGATGATGGCGCTTGACAATATCGAGTGCTTGTACGCGCCGCACGCTTTCGATGGGAACGTCTTCAAACCGACGCCGACGATCACGGACGCGACGGGGAAGAAGATCACGGGCCGCGATCTGATGGGCCTCGATGAGAATCCGAACACGTTCGTGGTCATGATGAACGCGGCGAATAAGGGGAAGACGCCACCGCGGAAGTCGTGGGGCGAGAATCTCCTCGCGTTCGGAATGTTCGCGAATGAGAATCCTGACGCGATGCTCTACTTGCACACGGACGAGTCGGATGCGCTCGGCGGAGTGAATCTGCATAGGCTGATCGCTGCTTGTGGGATCCGGCCCGAACAGGTCCGCTTCGTGAATCAGTACCTCTACAGGATGAATATGCCGCCGCAGGCGCTCGCCGCACTCTACACGGCGGCGGATGTTCTCCTGGCGACGAGTGCTGGCGAGGGTTTCGGCGTGCCGACGATTGAGGCGCAGGCTTGTGGGACGCCTGTCATCGGATCGAAGTGGGCTGCGACTGAGGAACTCGTCGGCGATGGGTGGGTGATTGATGGGCAGCCGCTCTGGGATCCGTTCCAACACTCGTGGTTCTTTACGCCGCATGTGTCGCAGATCGTTCGCGCGCTCTGGGACGCTTACGAGCGGAAGGATCGCGGGCCGAGTCAGACGGCGATCGAGTTCGCTGCGGCGTACGAGGCGGATCGCGTCTTCGAGGAGTATTGGCGGCCGATCATGCGGACGCTCTCCGAGTGGGTGCGATGAGGCTCGGAGTCATCACGACGCATCATCCCGTCTCGACGGATCAGGGCGAGGCGTGGCTGCCGGGTGCGTATCGTGGTGGCGCGGAGATGAGCGATGCCGAGTATCTGGCGGCAGCCCCAGAGGGTGTGGAGTGGTGCTACACGACGCCGGAGGATGCGGCAGCGTTTGATCGGATCCTCATCACGAGCATCGATCACTTGCAGCCGGCCGAGTGCGAGTACCTGGCCACGCTCGAGCCGGTCGTCTTTCTGCATCACGAGGTGGCAGCCTTGCCGCATCGGCGGACGCTGCTCGAGGCTGCGCGGTGCGTGATGCTTCACACGCCGGCGCACGAAAAGCGGACGACGGCGTGGTGCGAACCGCGGCGCGTCGAGCTCGTCTTGTCCGCGGTCGAGGTTCCCGAGTTGCCGACGCTTGAGGTGCGCGAGTGGGTCGCGCTTGCGGCGTGCCGTAATCACCCGTTGAAGGGAATCAAGAATGCGCGCGTCTGGGCGGCGCGGAATCGGATGCCGCTCGAGGTGATGACGAACGCTCCGCGCGGCGAGGTGCTGGATCGGATGCGCGAGGTCGAGATGTTCGTGCATCTCCCGCTCGCGTTCGAGTCTGAGGGGCGCGCCGTGATGGAAGCCGTCCTGTCCGGCTGTCAGGTCGTCACGAATGATCTCGTCGGCATCACGAGCGTGCCGGACTGGGATGTAGCCGATGTGCTACGCGAGCGGATCGCGGCCGCTCCTGGCGCGTACTGGGGAGCCGTATGCAACCCGTGAGGATTAGCATCGTGACGGCGGCGTGGGGCCTCGGGTGGGCGCAGTTCGTCGACGGCTGGTGGGACGCGATCGAGCGCATGACGCGTCTACCTGATGAGATCGTCGTCGCGTACGAGGATCCCGATCTTGCGCGCCTATCGGAATCGTGTCGCAGTATCCCCGGCGTCGACGTGACTGGCATCGTCCTCGAGCTGGGCGGCTTCACGAACTATTGGAATCAAGCGATGCGCGCGGCGACGGGTGATTGGATCGTGCCGGTATGTATCGATGATCGGATTCTGCCTGACGCTTTGACCGAGATTCCCACGGCTGAAGCGGCGGGCGCCGAGCTCCTGGTCGATGCGATCCAATGGAAGTACCGCGGCGATGTGTGGCGCGGCTATTGGGACGCGGCCGCGATTGGGCGCGTGTTGACCCTGCCGGGCGCTGCTCCGTTCAAGCGGAGTCTCTTCGATCGCATCGGCGGCTTCCGCGAGGATATCTACTCGAGCGATTGGGCGTTTTACATGGACGCGGCCGCGCTCGGCGTGGAGACGTATCAGGCGTCGACGGTGCGGATCGTGTTCGATGAGGGTAACGCGCACGCTACGCGGAGCGGTGTCCAGCTCGACGCGGAGACGCGCCGCGAGGCGGATGCTCAGATGGTCATGCTCGCCGAATCGTTGGGGCTTCGCTAGTGCGCGCGGTCGTGACGGGATCGCGCGGCAATATTGGCCGTCCGCTTGTGCGCGCGCTGCGCGATGCTGGGCATACGGTCCTGGAGATCGACGCGCGGCAGGGGTATCGCGAGGGGTACTTGACGGCGGATATCCGGAACGGTGCGGATCTGTTCCCGATCCTTGATTTTGATCCGTCCGTGATATTTCACCTCGCGTCGATGGTGAGTCGCGTGACGTGCGAGGCGTCGCCGGCGTTGACGATCGACGCGAACCTGCACGGACTCCAGAACGTGATCGAGGTCGCGAAGCGTACGCAGGCGCGCCTCGTCTACTTCTCCACGAGCGAAGTCTATGGCGACATTGACGTGACGATGCGCGAGACGATGCCGTGTTATCCGAACAATCGTTACGGCTTGACGAAGCTTCTCGGTGAGCGCCTCGTCGAGTACGAGGTCGACCATCACGGCCTCGACGCGGTGACGCTGCGCCCGTTCATGATGTATGACGAGGATGAGGAGTCTGGGGATCATCGTTCGGCGATGATCCGGTTCGCGCATGATCTGGCGCGAGGCTTGCCGATAAGTGTGCATAAGTGCAGCGCGCGCGGATGGTTTCACGTCTCGGATGCGGTGCGCGCAATCATGGCCGCTGCTGATGTTGAGGACTACTACATCATCAATATCGGACATCCGGATATCCGGCCGATCAGCGAACTCGCTGAGATGATCCGAACTAGACTGGACGCAGCGCCCGAGCTAGTCGTCGAGCAGGATCAGCCGGGTCAGATGACGCTCATCAAGAATCCGTCGCTCAAGCGGCAGACGAATCTGCTCGGCGTGGTGCCGTATGTGTCGCTCGAGGAGGGCGTCGACCGGGTATGTGCGAGTATGTGTCGGCGTGTCGCGGATGCCGCGAGCGGCTAGGTAGACTGTAGGCATGGCGATCACGAATGGCTATTGCACGCTGGAGCAGGTGAAGGCCGCGCTCCGCATCACCGATAGCGTCGATAACACTCTCCTCGAGGGGGCCGTAGAGTCCGCCTCGCGTCTAATCGACGGCTACGCGATGCGGAACTTCTACCAGAGCGGCACCGTCACGCGGTACTTCTCCGCCGACTCGTCTCTGTATGTGCAGATCGACGACCTCGCCGGGACTGCGATCACCGTCGAGTCGGACAACTCGGCAGACGGGACGTGGATCACCTGGGCGGCGACGGACTACCAGCTCGAGCCGCTGAACGGCACCCTCGACGGGATCGGCTGGGCGTATGATCGAATCCGCGCCGTCGGCGATTACGTCTTCCCGACGGGTAACGCTTTCTACGATGCCGGCGAGGCACTCGTCCGCATCACGGGCGTCTATGGGTGGCCGAGCGTTCCGAAGGCTATCGAGGTCGCCACGATCATTCAGGCGACTCGGATCTTCAAGCGGTACGATTCGCCGCTCGGTGTCGCTGGCTTCGGCGATTTCGGTGCGGTTCGCGTGTCGCGATTCCTCGACCCGGACGTTGAGCAGCTCGTCCACCCGTACAGGAAGATGCGGAACCTCTTCTGATGGCTACGGTGTCGCAGGTGAAGCAGGCGATCGCGTCGACGCTCGGCACGATCACGGGTCTGCGAACGTACGCGCGGCAGCCGGATAACGTGAACGTGCCGATGGCTTTCCCGAGTCTCCGATCGATCGAGTACCACGGCTCCATGGGTAACGGCCTCGTCACGCAGAACTATGACATCACCGTCATCGTTGGTCGTGCTTCTGAGCGAAGCGCCGAGAACCTCCTCGACACATATATGGCTTACGGGTCGGGCTCGGTCCGGTACGCGCTCGAGGCGGATCGCACGCTCGGCGGTACGGTCGAGACGAGCCTCGTCGAGTCGGCGGGGAACATTCAGACAATCGACGCGAACGACACGACCTACCTGGCCGTGGATTTCCGGTTCGTGGCGCAGACTAGGGGTTGATCGTGGCGAAGAAGTTCATCATCGTCGACGGCTTCATCGTGGCCGGTAAGGGCGGCGGCGAGGTCATCACGGAGAAGGATGTCGACCGTATCGATGTCCTGCTTGAGTCGGGCAGGGTGATCCCTGCAACGGCGAAACCGTCCTCTACAATGAAGGACGCAACCGAAAGTCCGAAGGAGGACTGATATGGCTAAGCTCGTCCTCACGGACAGCAACATCACGCTCGGCGGCACGGACATCTCGTCCTACGTCGCCGCTGTCACGCTCACGTCGAGCGCGGCCGAGGTCGAGACGACCGCGTTCGGCCAGGGCGCCGTCACGCGCACGGGTGGCCTGAAGGACAACTCGGTCACGCTGTCGATCCATCAGGACTACAGCGCCGTTGAGGGCCTCGTGTACCCGCTGATCGGCAGCACGTCGACGATCGTGGTGAAGCCGAACGGCACCGCTGTCGGCACCGCGAACCCGTCCTACACGGCGACCGTTCTGGTCACCGAGTGGACTCCGGTCAACGGCGCGGTCGGCGAGCTGAACACGGCCGACGTGACGTGGCCGATCTCGGGCACGATCACCAAGGCGACCTCGTAGTCTAGGGACCCGCGCTAGCGGGCTGGGGGGAAGATGCAGGTCAAGTTCAAGATCAAGCCGAAGGGCGGCGTCGAGGAGACGATCACGGCCGAGCTCGTCGATGTGATCGCATGGGAAGAGCATTTTCAGCGATCCTCGGCAACGCTTGACGGTGAGGGTGTCTTCGCGCGGGATTTCGTGTGGCTCGCGTGGCACGCTGTGAAGCGGCAGGGGAAGACGACGCTCGAGTTCATGGAGTGGGTCGCGACGCTGGATGAGATCGAGGGCGAGCAGGAAGGCCCTTTAGAGCCCTCGGAGAATCCTCCTCCCATTGGCTGATCGCTGGGCTCGCGTGCGAGACGGGTATCGCGCCGAGTCTCTTACTAGCGGAGTCTGAGCGTATGCTTTGGACGATGCTCGGGTATCTTCGATGGCGCGCGATTCACTCGTCGAGGGCTGAATAGTGGCCGAGATCAAGGGCTTGCGCCAGGCTCTCGATACGCTCCGCGAGATCGATCCGGTGCTGTATCGGCAGGGTCAGAAGATGCTGCGAAAGGATGCGAAGCCGCTGGTAGATGCTGCGCGTGCGAATGTGCCGCGCCAATCACCGCTGTCGGGGTGGAAGGCTGGTAGTGGTGGTGCTACTGAGCGGTCGGGTCAGTCGAGGTTTCCGGCGTGGGAGACGGGCGCGCAGCGGAAGATCAATCTCCGCGTGCGTCGCGAGCGTGTCCGCGGCATGGGTGGCCGACGCATCCTCGTTCGTGTTGTCCAGGGCAGCGCGGCCGGCAGCGTGTTCGATATGGCTGGTCGGAAGAATCGCGGCAACCCGATCGATGTGAGCCTGCGCTCGGCGGGTTTCGGGTCGGCGTCGCGCAGTATGTGGCCGGCGGCTGACGCGAATCTGGCGACGGTTGAGAAAAGCGTGCGCGCGAGCGTTGAGGCGATGGAACGCTATATCAACGATCAGCTCGCGAAGAATCCTCGCTTGCCGCTCGGCTCCTAGAGCGCGCCCGTCGCACGGGTAGACTGTCCTTATGGCGATCATCATCCCCATCGGCGTCGATACGAGCGGCCTAAGGAAGCTCGATAAGGCGGGGGGGAGTCTCCGAAGGTTCGGGAAGATCGCGGCGGTGGCTGCGGGTGCGGCTGCTCTGGGTGGTCTGGTGAAGACGATCCAGATCGGGACGCAGGAGTTCATGGAGCAGCAGAAGGTCGCGGCGCAGACGGGCGCGGTGCTGAAGTCGACGGGCGGGATCGCGAATGTCACGTCGAAGCAGATGGAGACGCTCGCCGAGTCGCTGATGCGGAAGAGTGGTGTCGATGATGAGGCGATCCAGTCGGGTCAGAATCTGCTCCTGACGTTTACGAAGATCAGGAATGAGACGGGCAAGGGTAACGATATTTTCAATCAGGCGACGAAGGCGACGCTCGACCTGAGCGTGGCGATGGGGAAGGATCTTTCTTCGTCTGCGATTCTCGTCGGGAAGGCGCTGAATGATCCCGTGAAGGGCGCGTCGGCGTTGAGTCGTGCGGGTGTCCAGTTGACGAAGGGCCAGAAGGATCAGATCCAGGCGTTCGTCGATTCGGGTCGCGTCCTCGAGGCTCAGAAGATCATCCTCGGCGAGTTGACGACGCAGTTCGGTGGGAGTGCTGAAGCGGCTGGGAAGACGCTGCCGGGCCAGCTGAATATCCTAAAGCAGACGTTCAGTAATCTCGCGGGTGATCTCGTGTCGCGGTTCTTGCCGAGTCTGACGGGTGTCGCGCAGCGGTTGACGGATTTCATTGGCGAGTTTGCGGCGGCTCCGACGCTGACGGCGAAGATCAAGCTCGTGGTCGGATCGATTGGTGCGATTACTTGGCGCGGCATCTCGAGTCTGTACGAGTGGTGGACGACGCAGGGCCGTGTCGAACTCCCGGCGCGTGTGGTGCTGACGCCGAGCGGGAAGATGCAGTTCGATATCTTCTTCCGGAACATTGAGACGCAGGCGCGCGATGCTGGTAAGCGTGCGGGCACTGCGCTGACGAATGTCTTCTTCGGCGTGTTCACGAGTGAGGGTCGGAAGCAGGCTGGGGCGACGATCAAGAGCATCGCGAATACGATGGGCGAGGTCGGCCTGTTCATCTTCCGCGTGACGGGCGTGACGCTCCTGAACGAGTTCATCAGCGGCTTCTTTGAGGGTGCTGCCGAACGATTCGGCCAGGGCCTTCGGAACATGATTACGGGCGCGCTCGATAATGTGCTGCCGTCCTTCACGGACCTCGGCGATAAGGCTCGCGGCGCGGTCCTGAAGGCGTTCGGTCGGCGTGGCGGGTCGAATAGCATCAAGAACGTGCTGACGCAGACGGTGCGCGAGGCTGTGCAGAGTGCGCGCGAGACACTTGCCGGCCTCGGCGCTGGACTCGGTGGGACACTTCAGACGATCCTCGGCGCGACGTTCACGCGGCCAGGCGGGATGAAGCCGGCGGATATTCTCGCCGAGGAGCGCAAGCTCGAGGATGAGCGCCTCGCGCTCGAGGAGAAACGGCTCGTCGCCGCTGCGAATGCTGAAGAGGCTACCGAGGAGGATAAGCTCGCCCTCCGCGAGTTCTACCTGAATAAGGAGAAGACGCTCAGGGATCGCGCCCTTGAGGATGAGATCAGTCGTCGGCAGACGAGCATCAATGACTTGATTGAATCTTTCAATACGGGCAAGATCGGAGCGGAGCAGTTCGCGACGGATCTTCGCGGCATTATCGGCGCGGACCTCGGGACGGAACTCGGGATCGCTTTCGCTGGCGCGTTTTCTCGCGAACTCCAGACGATTATCAATACAGCGCAGAGCATCGCCGCGGTTCCAGGGGCTCCTACGATTCAGCCAGGCGGTGGTGATGCTGCGAGCACGCTCAGGGCTGAGAATGAGCGCCGCTATCAAGAGGCAAAGAAGAAGTGGCAGGAAGGCCTCGACGCGATCGTGAAGCCGCTCGAGGAGAGATTCCGCGACAAGGACAGCGACGGCGGGAAGAAACTCACGCAGGACGAGAAGAACCGCATCACCGCCGCGATCATTGGCTATAAGAGTCGCAGGCCCGAGCCGAAGCGCGCCGACTTTGGTCTCGCTCTCGGCGGCATTCTGAATAAGCAGGTGTTTACGGCGGCTGAGGCTGGGAAAGAAGCGATCATTCCGCTCGATTCTGGGCGTGGCGCGAGGATGCTCCGGGATGCGCTCGGGACGGGTGGCGGCACGCAGCAGAACATCTACCTGACGGTGAATGCTGGTCTCGGGACGAACCCGGACGAGCTCTCACGCGTAATCGTGGACTCGATCAAGCGATTCGAGAAGCGCAACGGGAGCGTGTTCCAGTCGCCGATCCTTCCCGTGTCGGCGAATGTTGCGGGGAAGACGACGAGCGATTCGGGCGCGACGAACTTCAATCGTACTGTCACGCTCAGGAAGGGATAGGCCGTGTCGATCACGACGCCGGATACGATCGTCGAGATCGGCTTCGACACGAGTGATGTGGGCGGGCCGTTCTTCACGTTCGGCTCGTCGACGGTTGCGGCGGATAATCCGCAGAGCATCTTCGATAATGAGACGTACCGTTTCGGCGGGACGCTGTTCTATGACGTGACGGATTACGTCACGAGTGTGTCGATTGATCGCGGCTTCTCGCGCGAGTTGGATCGGAACCTGACGGGTGGCGCGAACATCACCTTCACCAATCAGACGCGCGCATTCGATCCGTTCTACACGGCGAGCCCGTTCTATCCCGACATCAAACCTCGTAGGGCCGTGAAGGTCAGTACCGTCGTGGCTGGCTCGACGGCTGTCCAGTTCACCGGACTCGTCGAGGATTGGAACGTCGATTACTCGGTGAAGGGTGACGCGACGGCTAGCGCCGCTTGTGTTGACGGGTTTATCCTGTTCGGTGGTCAGCAGCTGTCGGCGCATACGGCGACGGCGCAGACGAGCGGGACGCGGATCGGGACGGTCCTGAGCCGGTCCGAGGTGGATTGGCCTTCGACGCTGCGGGATCTTGATACGGGCGCGCAGACACTCCAGGCGGATGTCGTCGAGTCTGGTCGCGAGGTCCTCGAGTATCTCCAACTTGTCGCCGCGTCCGAGCCCGGCCTGCTGTTCATGTCAAAGGCGAACGAGGTCACGTTCCGGGATAGGAATCGTGCCGCCGCGATCGGGACCGTCGTCTTCTCAGATGCTGGGACCGCGATCCCGTACACGGATATCTCCGTGCAGTACGGCACCGAGCTGCTATTCAATCGGATCACGGTAAGCGGTCTGCAGATTGATCCGCAGACGGCCTCGTCGACGGACTCGCAAAACGAATACGGCATCCAATCCCTCGACCTTGCCGGCCTGCTATTGCCGACTGGTGCGACAGGAACGGCGGACGCTGCCGCACTCGCGAACTATCTTCTCTCGAAGTATGACGAGCCAGAGCTTCGCTTCGACTCGATGACGGTCCAGCTCGCCGGGATGGGTACGGCGAATCAGGCCGCGATCCTCGCGCTTGAGATTACGGACATCATCCGCGTCGAGTTCCGGCCCAATAACATTGGCGATCGTATCGTGAAGGATGTCCAGGTGATCGGCATCCGCCATAACGTCCGCCCAGACCGTCATGAGGTCACGTTCAATCTCGCATCGACGGACACGGCCGCGTTCGTCTTCGGCGCTGGTACGGCTGTGGCCGATTATCCGTACTCGATATTCGACTCGTCGCCATTCGGCCTATAGGAAAGGTAAGATAACGCTATGGCTTGGACTACTCCAGGAACCGCGACCGCTGGACAGGTGCTCACCGCATCGTTCTGGAACACGCAGGTGCGGGATAACATGGTCGAGCTTGCTCCATATTTCGCTTCGTGGACGACGTGGACGCCAACGATTACACAGAACGGAACACGGACTTCGACTGTGAACTATGCGCGATATGTGAAGATCGGCCGCATCGTGCATGGCATTCTGAATGTAACCATCACACAGGCTGGGAGTGCTGGTAATCTCATCTATTCAAGCATTCCAACCGGCACTCCTGTCACGGTCGGTGAATCTCCTGTCGGTTCTTTTACCTATTTCCGTAGTGGAAGTACGAGATATGCGGGCACCCTTGTACTCTTCAGTGGCGTGTATTTGCTTCCACAAGTCAGCGGCACGACCAACGCCCTAGGTGCGGATCCGAACTTCGCTACGGCTAATGGTGATGGGTTTACAGCGCGATTCCAGTACGAGACGACTTCGTAAGCACCATCGATGTGATTCATGAGCGACGCCGAGATCGAACGTATCTTTCGTAGCCTTGATCGGATCGAGGCGCGTCTCGCGAAGCTCGAGGAGCTCGAGGCTATGCGGAAGGGTCAGGATCGGGCTGCGAGTATGACGCGCGGCGCGGTTGCGCTCTTGATTGCGGGTATTAGCTGCGCGACGGGTGTCGCGACCGCTATCTTTACTCACGTCATCTAGTCCAGGAGGGACAGAGAACATGGGCAATATCTCCCCAAAGGTCACGGCCGCGACGCTAGCCGCCGCTATCGTCACGCTCGTCGTGTGGCTCGCAAGTCTCGCCGGCGTCGACATTCCCGAGGTCGCGCAGGGCGCCATCGTGACGATCCTCGTCGCGATCGCGGGTTACGCGGTGACGGATCCGCGCCGCTCGTGATTTCGCGGACGCTGCGCCTCACGAGTCCGCCGATGCGCGGTAATGATGTGAAGGCGGCTCAGGCGACGCTCATCAGTCGCGGGTTTCTCGCCGCGAAGAGCGCGGACGGGATCTACGGCCCGGTTACGGCGAATGCTGCGAAGGCGGCGAAGTGGACGCTCGGGTATGCCGCGAAGGATGTCACGCTGACGTACGGCCCGCAGCTCGACGCTTACCTCCGCGGAGCGAAGAAGCCGACGATCGCGATGGCGCAGCGTGCGAAGCTCCGGCAGCGCAAGCCGAGCGAGACGCTCGGCGCTCAGGCTGCGGATGTGATGACGGCGTGGGCGACGGCATTCTGGCACGAGGCTCCCGCCGGCTCCAACTATGTTCCGCAACTCTCGGCGCTTGCGAAGACGCTCGGCGCGTCGCCGTACATCTACGGGATGCGCTACCCGTGGTGCGGGATGGGCGTCTTCACGGCCGCGCTCAAGGTTGGCGCTGAGAGTGGCAAGACGGGTATCCGGCAGGGCCTCTGGAATGCGCTCTACACTCCGACGATTCAGCAGATGGCGCGGGATGGCCGCTACGGCTTGCGAGCCGTGAGCGTGCGGAATGGTGGCATCGCGAAGGGCATCGGCGTCCTCTTCGACTTCAATGGTGGCGGTGTCGATCATGTCGGCATCGCGCTCGGCAAGCCCGGCCAGGTCGTCTTCGCGGCAAATAAGAAGTGGAAGCCGAAGCGGAGCCAGATCGTCACCGTCGAGGCGAATACGAGCCTCGAGGGAGAGAACGGATCCCAGAGCGACGGCGGGTGCGTCGCCGTCCGTATTCGCGATCTGAGCCTGATCCCGACGGCGTTCTCGATCAGCTGAGAGGATTCTCCGCCGCGGCGGCGTATCATGTGCCGGAACTAGGAGGGAGTGCGTATGAGTCTCGCCGATGAGATCAAGGCTCGGAATAAGCCGCCCGTCCAGGGCTGCGCCGTCTGTCGCGTCCTCGACCAGATGAAGCCCGACGATCGCGCCGACCTCGAAGCGTGCCTCGTGGACGAGTCGATCACGGGTGCCGCGATCGCGAGCATCCTCTCCGAGCATGGCTGGCCGATCCATCCGGACGGGAAGCAGGTCCGGCGGCATCGGAAGGTGTGCGCGTCGTGAGCCTGAAGGACGAGATCAACCGCGCCGAACGCATCCGAGAACTCGAGGAAGCGTTGCGCCGCACGGAGCGCCAGCTTGCGAAGGCAAAGACCCGGACGGAGGATCTCGTCGCGGCGGTGTATCAGGGCGCGCACGATGCGCTTCTCGTCGCCGGCACGGTCGAGGAGGTTCCGAAGCCCGTGGCGTCGCGGAAGGCATCGAAGCGTGACGCCGAGGTTGCGCTCCTTCACTTGACGGATACGCACGTCGGCGCCGTCACGGCCTCTTATGATACGGCGGTCGCGAAGGCTCGGATCGAGAAGACCATCCAGAAGACGATCAGCCTCGCCGAACTCCAGCGCGCCGATCATCCCGTAGATGATTGTGTCCTGATCCTCGGCGGTGACTTGATCGAGCAGACGGGACAGTTCCCCCACCAGGCGTGGGCCGTCGACGCGACCACGTTCGAGCAGGTATTCACCGCCGCGCGCATCATCGAGGAAGCGATCCTCGAGCTCGCCGCGAACTTCTCCACCGTCCGCGTCTACTTGACGCCGGGCAATCATGGCCGCGTTGGGCGCGGCAAGGGCCGCCAGAGTCTCGACTACGAGTCGGACACGAACTGGGATCGCATCGTCGGCCGGATCATCCAGGAGCGCCTCGCCGCCCAGTCGCGCGTCGAGTTTGCTCCGCTCGATGGGTGGTATCAGATCGTCGAGGTTGGCGCGTATCGCGCGCTCGCG